CCATGATGTCACCCGTAGTCATTGTGTACGGGACTTCGCTCAAACCTTTGGGTGTGATGAACCGGAGCATGTCCTCAACCAGCATCACAGACCAATCCACAGGGAACCCCGGCCGGGTGTACTCTTTCCCTGCCTTGAGGCCTCGGACAACGTCTCCGATGTCCAGGTCTTGCCCGGTGTCAGGCTTGAAATTCCTACATGTCGCACAGTCACATCTCATAATAGAACGGGCCAGGGGGCAGGGCGAAACCATACCCCCATGCCCGAATCGCAAACTACTCGAACAGTTGCTGGAACTGGATGAACACGTTGGCTGCGAACGTGTCTGTCGCAGTGATGTTCTTCAGGACCAGATCGTCCGTGGACTCGAACTCAGTATCGGTCAGGCTTGCATCCACAACGGTCCCTTCAGCGTTCGTCCCGACCGTGATCGAGCCGATACTGGCAGTCCCCTTGTAGATATCGATGGCACTCGTATCTGCCTTGCCGACCGTGCGACCGATGATGGCACGGGCCTCAAGGACCTTGCAACGAGTGAACGCGCGGAATCGCCCAAGTTCGTCATTCGCAGCAGCAGCAACACCCACGACAGGCATGCTCACAACCTGCGGCACGTCGAATTTGGGATCAGAATATCTAGAACCCATAACGGGCCCCCTTTCTAATCAGAGGTTGATGATTGACTACGCAGAACCGCCGTAGATGATACGAGGCACCCAGCCCTTCGAGGTGTCCACGGTGTCACTGTCGGTGGCACTGCACCAGATGATCTTGTGGCCCATGATCGTGTACCAGGCGGTAGCCACGTCACGGCCAAAGTCCTTGGGCGTGTCAATCCGAATCTCCTCGGGATGCGCCACCGCTTCCATCACGGTATCCTTCCCGAAGATGCAGTACTCACCGTATGCAGATCCGTTGCCCACAGCGTTACTGAGAACATTGGTCTCCTCGATGAACCTGACACCCATGTACTCACCGACCTCGCCAGCGAACAGACGCTTGGAACCGGCGTACCGGGCGGCATCGATCCAACCACCAGTCGTGGTGTCGTCCTTGATGCCACGCATGGCCTTGACCGACGCGATACAGACGTACTTCTCATCGTTGAACGGCTCGACGTTCCAGATCTTCAACTGGTCAGTCAAGTTCTCGATGTGGTACTTGTTCAGGTTGGACGTGGAAGTCCCGCCTGCCGTACCGTTGGTCGTCAGAGTCCCTGACGTGGACGTGATGGCCACGTAACGGGCCAGGGTGTCCTTGAACTGGGTTCCGACTGCTGAGTCCAGGGTCAACTTCATGTCGTCTCTGAGGGCCTTGTGGACCGGGTTGTCGATATTGAACATGGACAGTTCCTTGAGCTTCAAGGTCTTGCCAATGGCGTTACCGTACTCGTTCACGGTCAAGGTCCCCTGGTCGAAGACGATGTTGTTCCTGGGGATCGTGCTGGTTTCTGTGAGCGTGCCACCGGAGGTGTTGATGCGGCTCACCTTGTCGTACACAACGGACTCGCCGTTGCCCTTGCCCATCGCCTCCTTGAAGGAAACGAACTGGCGAAATTTGCACATCGGGATGACTGCGTTGCGCACCTCTTTCGAGAGGCGGGGCACCACAGAATAACCACCGAGAGTGCTTGTTACCAATAGTTGCTGACCCATGGTCAAACCACTCCTTTCGTTCGCATAGGGTCAGCGTGGACCGGCCCTATGCATTCGCGACTTCACTCGCAAACTTTGCGCGACTGGCTGCGTAGTCCTCGTTGGACTCCGTCATGGCCTCTTCCGCACTGGTATGCGATGGAGCATCGTGGCCTGTCATGACACCGTCAGCGTTGGCCTTCTTCTTCTGTTCGGCCTCCAACTGCTTTTGGTACTTGGCGATTGCGATCTCTTCCTGCTTCTTCAGCTTGTCCCGCACGGCCTTCGCAGCCTCGTTCAACCGACTCTTGATCGGCTTGTGGGAGTCCGTCTTGTTCAACTGGACTGCCACTAGGTCTGCATGCTCTTTCAGGTCTGGATTGTCCATCAGGAACTCCATCGACGCCAACTTGGAGTCGTAGGTGCCCTTGACCTGACTGACGGCCTGGTTGATCTTGTAATCTGTCACTTGATCAGGGTCGTCGGGGTCGTAAGCCGGTTCCTGCGGTTGACTCTGCTGCGGTCCAAACTGGACGTAAGGACGCAACGCATCGAGTTCACCACTGAGACGTGCCAGTTCCTGGCCTTGCTGACTGTGCTGCGCTTGCAGTTGGTCATACATCGCCTTGTAATCGGTGTCACCCGACTGCTGACCGGCGTCCTGGCCGTCTGGAGTCGTGTTTTCTTCTGCCATTGTGCTACTCCTGTTTTGTTGGCCAACAAGGGGGATCGTGACATCACGGTCGCCCAAGTTCGGCCTCCTCTAATTTCCGATTGGCCTCACTGCCAATTTCGATTGTCGTATCGATAAAACTTTCCAGGTCGCCCAGTACTTGAAGGCGTGCCTGCAACCTCAAAACCTTGTCAAAGTCTGTCTCTTCAACCAACTGTGACAAACTGACGTCACGCACCTGCTTGAGCCACGGTGCCATGACCTGCTTCCAACCATCATGCTGCACCAATTGACGGCACAGGTCCCCCTGTCGCCGCTCCTGGTCCAAGTCCAATTGCTGCTCCCTCGGGATTCGGGTTGTTGCCATCTCGGTATTGCCTCACAAACTCTGCGGCGTCCTCTTCTGCCCGTGAATGGATCGCCTGCTTCTGGTTCAGTTGGAGTTCGGGCCTGCCTCCATCGGGACTATTGAATGCGTCACCCATGTCCTGCAACGCCAACAGCCTCTGGTACAGGTACTCCACGTCGGTCATGGCCGTCAGAGGAGGTGCCTCCAAGGCCATCATGAGCGCCTGCTGGATCTTCTGGATCTGAGAGTGGATCTGTACCATCAAGGTGATGCCACCGACCTTGAACCTGTAATGCTCACGCCTGCGCCTAAAGCCCTTGAACTGGGTGTAGAGGTCGTAGGTCATCTCCAAGAGCGGCTTGAGCGACGTCTGCTCGAGGTCCTTGGCAATCACATCGAAGAACCCCTTGGCCTGCTGGTTGGAGATCTCGATCTCGCCCAGTGTGCGCTGCGCAGAGTCGTTCGTGCCCTGCATCAACTGCGTCACGGCCATGGACTCCTCGATGTCCTTACGGATCATGTCAAGGGCGTACATGAGGTCCTTCTGCACCGGGGTGACAGGCACCTCTGCAATGGCCGTCTGACCCGGCGGCAGGTTGTGACGCCACTGCTTTCCTGGGTACGTCGTGCCTGCCGACTTCGGGTCCATCAGGTGCTTCGGGTTGAACTGCTTCTCCTTGTTCACGGTGAAGTTCAGGTTGTCCATGAACAGGTTCCACAGGTTGTTGTACGTGTAGTTCAGCTTGACCGTCGGCTGAGCCAGAGACGCACCGCATACCCCTCGATGCGGGTACGAGATCGGCGTGGTCTGGATGTACGGGATCTTGCCATGCTCGAACGGGTTCTCGCTGATCCTGACAATGGTCCCGCCCTCAGCGATGATCACCATGACGTTCTCAGCGAGATACCCTGACCCGTCGCGCTTCGGTATGCTGCCCCAGAACTGCCACATCTGGAGGTCGTTGTTGGTATGACCCTCCTGGTTGAGACCCTGCTGCCTGATCTCCCGGCTGCGCTTCTCAGGGTCGCCACCAGATCCCTTGATCTGATTGATCGCACGCAGGTCGTAGGTCTTGTCACCGCTGGCCTCATTGACCCGTTTGGCCTCTGCCTTCAGATCGGCCAGAGATTGGCTATAGTCCTCGACCAGGAACTTGGGCTGCTCAGTTAGGCCCGGCTCCCATTCGGGGCTTACACGCACGTTGCTGGCCCTGACATGGCGAAATACAGCCCGATCCTCCGTGACATCCCACCCAACCTTGATCCAACCGACACCCAACAGGAACGCGCCCTTGCAGTTGTCGGCATAGACCGGCGTCAGGTTGGTCTGATCGAGGGCATCCCTGAACATGTCCTCGTCGGCGTCCTTGATCTGCTCTTTGATCTTGATCCGCTGATCGATCTGGTCCAGTTGCTGGGACACGATGCCCAGTTCCGCAGCGTCCTCACTGGCCAGATACCGGGTCAGCAGTTCCGACCGCATGAGGCGCTCGTCCTCGTCATTGATCGCGAACGTGAAGACCTGCTTGGTCTGCATGGCACGCTTGACCTCACCGGCGGCGCGTTCGATCTTCATCCAGACCTTGGGGACGAAGACTTTCGACTGCCAGTCGGCCTTCTCGGAGTAGTCCTGCTTCGACTGGTAGGCCTGCCACAGTTCCTCCCAG